GGTGGAGATATGGGTGGAGATATGGGTGGAGATATGGGTGGAGATATGGGTGGAGCAGCACCAGTTGATGGTGGGACAGTACCAAATATGGGTGGAGCACCAGCAGCTCCGGCACCAATGTAATTTTGGTTAAGAAAACATAAATACTATTATGCGAATATACGAAATGTTTAATGATACAATTGAAACCAATCCAACGGGATATGCATCTGAAAAAGATGACAAGTCCTCTCTAGCATTAACTGATGTAAGAAAAACAAGACTTACATTGGGACAACTAAACAAACTCAGAATATTAAACGATATACGAAAAATAGAACATGCAGCAAAAATAAAAGTAGTTTCTAAGATGTATAAACCAGCGGCTGCTGAAGGAGGCATGGGCATGTAATATGCCGAAATGAGCTCAAAATCATCTATAAATGCAGTAAATTTAACGATTAGTGTAAATATCATTATACTAATTTCACTTCTGCGGTTAATTACCTCAGAAATTTCAATCTAAAGGAGTTTTACAAATGGCTAAGAAAAATCAATATGAACAACTAGTAGAATTTATTATCAACGAAGATGCAGTCAAAGCAAAAGCTATGTTGCATAAAATCGTTCTAGAAACATCACGTAATATTTATGATAGCCTAAACGAAGAAGGTTTAGAAGCTGGAATGGATTCAGACTCATTTAGCGATGACATTTCTGCTGATCACGATGCTATTGATGGTGATGAAGAAGGTATGGATGACGAATTTGGTGATTCAGAAAATGAATTCGGTGACGAAGGTGATGATTTAGATGGCGAAGGTGAAGGTGATATTGAAGATCGTGTTATGGATCTAGAAGATGCAATCGACGAATTGAAAGCTGAATTTGAAGAATTGATGGCTGGAGAAGAAAACGAAGAAGAAAACATACCAGGTATTCATGATAAAGAAGGTTCTGATGAGTTTGGTGATGAAGATAGTGATCTAGATTCAGCAGATGAAATTGGATCTGAAGAAGAAACTGAAGATGCAGGTGATGGTATTTATGAAAATCAAAAAACATCAGCTGATCTAATGCGTGAATATGTAGAAAAAGTAACAGCCGTTAAGTCAAGTGAGGGTGATTTTGTTGGAACAGGTTCAGAATCTGGTGCTAAACCAACAGTAAATAAGCGTTCTCCATCTATTGGTGGTAAGAATGATATGGGTGGTTCAACTGCTAATATTGCACGTGGTGGTTCAGAAACAGCTCCTGATGGTCAATCAGTAAAGAAGCCTTCTAACTATCTAACTAAAGGCGAAACTAAAATGGACTCAAAGCGTTCATCATATGCTAATACGGCCGGTGGTCGTGGAGATAAATTAGATAAAGTATCTAAGACTGCAACTAAAGAAGGTCAAACTACTGATGGTTCAGTTCCAGTAGCTAAGAAAAGCGTTATTGAATCTAAGCGTAGAACTAAGTAATAATTATGTCTATTATGATATCAGGGTCTTTGTATAGCAAGCCTGTTTTACAGGAGTATATAGATCCGTCATTAGCTAAGTCCTCTGTTTTTATGGAAGATGCAGAAGATGCATTTGGTAAAAAAGAAAAGACGCTGCACATGAAGGGAATTTTCATACAGGGGGATGTGAGAAATCATAATCAACGAATTTACCCTGTATTTGAAATTAAACGTGCAGTACAAGCAATTAGAGATCAAATCAAAAATAATACTCCAATTTTAGGTCAATTGGATCATCCAGATGATTTAAAGATTAGTTTGGACCGTGTTAGTCATGCAATTGTTGATATGGAAATGGATGGACCAAATGGAATTGGTAAACTTAAAATTTTGCCTACTCCATTAGGTAATCTAGCTAAATCCATGTTAGAGGCTGGTGTACGCTTGGGCGTTAGTTCACGTGGGTCTGGTAATGTTAATGAGACCAATGGTCATGTTAGTGATTTTGAAATCATCACTGTGGATATTGTAGCTCAACCATCGGCGCCAGCTGCCTATCCAACCGCAATATACGAAGGATTAGGTAACCGCCAACATGGTTATAAATTATTTGATATGTCAGCTGAAGCAGTCCAAGACCGTAAAGTTCAGAAGTATTTAAAAGAAGAGTTGTTAAAAGCTATTAAAGATCTTAAATGGCGTTAAAATTTAGCTTTAGAGCTAAGTTTAATACGCGATAATGTAAATACAGTATAGAAAAGAATTCAAGCATTAGTTTAACTAAATGCTGAATAGTAGTAGAAGTAAACCAAAGGAGAAATGTTAAATGACCACTAATAACGCCATTAATTCATTGCTCGACAACGGCATAATCAACGAAGATACACGTTCTGCCATTACCGAAGCATGGGAAGTTCAGTTAGCTGAAGCCCGTGAAACTGTGAGATCAGAACTACGTGAGGAATTCGCTCGTCGTTACGAACATGATAAACAACAAATGGTTGTGGCTTTAGACAAGATGGTAACAGAATCTCTTCAAATCGAAGTAGCAGAATTTAGAGAAGAAAAAATGGCATTGGCAGCAGACCGCGTTAAGTTTAAACACTTTGTACGTGAATCTGGTGACAAATTCCAACGTTTTTTGACCTCTAAGTTAGCTGAAGAAATGAAAGAACTACGTAACGATCGCAAAATTCAACAAGAAGGGTTCAAGAAAATGGAACAATTCGTGATGGATACATTAGCGAAAGAAATTGGTGAGTTCGAACAAGATAAACGTGCAGTGGTAGAAACGAAAGTTAAACTAATCGCTGGTGCAAGAGTTAAAATGGCTGAAATGCAAACTGCATTTGTTGCTAAATCGGCTCAACTTGTTAAAGAAGCTGTTACACAAAGTTTAGAGTCTGAATTGACTCAGCTTAAAGAAGATATCCAAATCGCAAGAGAAAATATGTTCGGACGTAGATTGTTTGAAGCATTTGCTAGCGAATTCACAGCAACTCATCTTAATGAAAATAAAGAAATTGCTAAATTGAGTTCATTGGTTAAAGCTAAAAATCGTCAACTTGAAGAAGCTAAATCTGTTGCTGTTAAGGCGTCTAAATTGGTTGAGGCTAAAGACCGTGAAGTAAAAATTATTCAAGAATCAGCACAACGCAAAACAACCATAGCCGAGTTGTTAAAGCCGTTGAGCAAAGACAAAGCAAATGTTATGTCTGAACTTCTTGAGGGTACACAAACCAATAGACTGCGTTCTGTGTATGATAAGTATCTACCATCAGTATTGAACGAAACTAAATCTAATGATAAGCCAAAAGCTAAACCATTGATGGAGAATCGTACAGTAGTGTCGGGCGATAAAACTGCTAAACCAAGCGTTCAATACGATACAGATAATGTTGTCGATATTAAACGTTTAGCAGGGCTGAAGTAAAAAAATCTAAAGGAGAAATAAATGTCACAAAATCTATTAGAAGGCCGTTGGAATGAAACCAAAGAAGCCCTGTTGGAAGGTTTACAAGGTTCACGCCGCACTTCGATGTCTGTTGTTTTAGAAAATACCCGTAAGCACTTGGCTGAAAATGCTACTGCTGGCGGTACTCAAGCTGGTAACGTTGCAACTCTTAATCGTGTTATTCTTCCTGTTATCCGTCGTGTTATGCCTACTGTTATTGCTAACGAAATCATCGGTGTTCAACCAATGACTGGTCCAGTATCTCAGATCCATACTCTACGTGTACGTTATGCTGATAACATGACTGATAGTTCACCTTATGCTACTTCCACTGCTGCTGGTGATGAAGCATTGAGCCCATTCAAGATTGCTTCTGCTTACTCTGGTAGCTCGTCTACTGGTCGCGCTGATTCAACTGCTACGCTTGAAGGTGTTCCAGGTAAACGTATTAACGTTCAAATCTTGAAACAAGTTGTTGAAGCTAAGTCTCGTAAATTGTCTGCTCGTTGGACTTTTGAGGCAGCTCAAGATGCTCAAGCTATGCACGGTCTTGATATTGAAGCAGAAATTATGGCTGCTTTGGCACAAGAAATCACTGTAGAAATCGACCAAGAAATTCTAGGTTCTTTATCTGCTTTGGCAACTACTGAAGAAACTTATGACCAGGCTGCTGTTTCTGGTACTGCTACTTTCGTTGGTGATGAACACGCTGCTTTGGCTGTGTTGATTAACCGTGTTGCAAACAAGATTGCTCAACGCACTCGTCGTGGCGCAGGTAACTGGTCTGTTGTTTCCCCAGCGGCTTTGACTGTTCTTCAGTCTGCTACAACTTCTGCTTTTGCTCGTACTACAGAAGGTACTTTTGAAGCTCCTACAAATACTAAATTTG